TCAATTTCTATCTGGCTTATGGGTGATGTTCTCATTATTCCCCTTGTTCCTCGATTGGTGTCCAATCTACCTTGGCTAAAGCATCCATGTTCTGTGCTGGCCAATTAAATCGTGGTTTACCTATATATGCCAAGCCCATCTCCTGCAGAATCCATGCATCACATCTGTCGTCGGCTCCTGGGTTTTGCCAAACAATCCCAGTACGTGCGGATATGGATGAAATTACTTCGTTTTTTGAGGCGTTTCCTTTTCCGGTTGCAAACTTCGCTCGGCAAGTTGGGGGTATTGTCACATATGGGATTCCAATTTGCCACAGCAGCAAGCGGACCACTCCTCCTAGCTCCCCAATGGAGAAAGCCTGACCACTGCGTGAAGCAAATGAGTAGCCCTCAAGCATGACTGCCTTTGCGTCATATTTATTGATTAGGGATTCTATTTCCCTTTTCACTAGCCATAGTCGTTCCGGCCCAGACTTGTTAAACGAGATAACTCCTGATTCATCGCCAAACGCATACCCAGTTGACGTTAGGGATAGGTCTAGTCCAAGAAAATCGTTTATCACGATGACATACTAACCTAAAAGCAAAAACCCACCGAACATCCAGCTAGTTCGGTGGGTTAAATTCGAACCGTTTGCGGCGGCTCAGAATCATTGCCGTGTAGGAACACTCGACTCTTGGACCACCGCCTTTCTTCCGTGAAGGGTAGATATCGGCTAGACGAATAAAGGTTAGCACTTATGTTATGCACCAATAAGTGAAGAGCTTTTAAATAATGTTTAAATAAAACAAAAGACGCAAAAGCCGAGTGAGTCTCCTCACCCGACTTTCGCGCCTATAACGGTCCTAAGAATTACAACGATACACCTGTATTAAATACTGAAAGTGTTAATTATAAAACTATAAAAAATTATCTTTCCCAGCCGTGCTTTGCTAGGCCCAAATCAAAAGCAAGCTGTGGATAATTGCCGATTCTTACATGGCACAGCCTGCAAACTGCAAGTACATTTTCCTCATCGAGTATTGAGCCACCCTGAGAGCGTCTAATTATTTCATGCACATCATTGCTCAGATGTTGATTGTATGTTGACTTTCCGTCGTGTGATGCAAAAACCTTACATGCCTCACATGCCGGTCTTTCCCTCAAGATTCGTTCAACGAATTTACGTCGTTCAACATATATCTCTTCGGTTTTTGCACTTCTTTTTTTAGGAGGGCCACTTCTCTTGATTGGTTTGTTTCTTCGAATCATTAGGCACCTCGCGCATCATGGATTTACATCACAGTGAATCGACGTCAATATCGTCAAATGTCCACTTATTATCAAGAGTATCCCACAGCGAACGGTCTATCGAGGTATCTTCTAGGTCAAAATCACGAAGCATTGCTCGATGCCTCGCTATTGCGCGCCTCAAGAATTCAACCTGCTCCCAACCATCGTTTTGCATTTCCTGACCAGTTGAAATCATTACAGCAACCTCGTCAAGGCGTCTATCAACGTGAAACTTAAACCTTTTTATTCTTGTCGCTTTCGTCTCGTAGTAGGAGCCAGCTTCACGGCCCAACTTCGTCCCAGCCCTACCCAAAGCACTGTATCTAGAGAGGTCTGATTTGGAATCAGATTCAATATCTTCAATTTGACGTCCAAGATTTTCCGAGAGTGCTAATAGTGCATCTCTCCATTTTTCCCAGTTTTCTCGCTTCATTAATTCTTTTTTATGCAGTGGAGAGAGCTTGTTCTTTACCTCTTCTGCCACCATGCGCGCAAAAGCATCATCATTAATAATCATTTACTTTTCCTTAATTCCAGGCTGGACAAAAAGATTTGTACCCGCACCATCCACACAGAACAGATTTCTTTGCTTCAAAATCACCAGAGACACAACGCTCATCAATTCCTGATTTTGTTTCTTGAATTTGTTCAACAACCCTGCTTACGTCTGATGGGGTTATTTGCATTTCAAACCTAACCCCATCTTTCAGGTACAGGAGTTCTGCTGAAGATTCATCTGACTCAATACCGATACTTGATAAGAGCTGAGAATAAACAATCAACTGAAAGAACTTATCCTCAAGGTCCATCTTTCTTGGCGTCTTGCCAGTTTTGTAATCGCTAATCTTTGGCGCTCCAGTGAACTTGTTCTGCGTTAGCCTGTCGATGAATCCACGAATCTTGACTCCACCAATTCCTCCGCTAACAAACGATTCAAGACTGTGTGGGGTTACTAGTGCTGGGTCTTCTAAACGCCATAGATTTTCGACACACCACCATGCAGACCATCTGAACAATTTTAAGTTCTTTTCATCGGTGACGATTTCTTGAACCTGAACAGCCCACTTCGTATCCCACTGCTCTTTGGCAATTATTTTTGCCTGTTGCTGTGTTCTGAATTCTGGTGGAAGTTTGTACATTTCCTCAAGAATGTCGTGAACAAAGTTTCCAAGAAGCGCTTCCTTGCCACTCGGGTCTTTGATGTTGTCAATCTTGCTGTACTTAAATTTCAATGGACATTGATTAAATGTTGAAATTGAAGATGGTGAAAGGAACTCTGGCGCCTTTAGGCCTGCACCTGAATTATTTGTTGTCGACATATTTGCCACCAAACTGAAGTCGCAGGGCTTCTACTACGAGGGCCTGCAGGTCATCAAGTGACGCTGTTGTCTTTGTCGGCTTTGGCTTACCACCGCTATGTGTTGACCAGAACTCATTGAGTTCATTCTTTTGCTCTTTGGTGAGTGCTTTTGTTATTTCAACAAAAGTATCCCACTTCTCTTCAAGCTCTGTTTTTGGTGCTGTTTCAACTGGCTCTGGTTGATGGGATGTCAAGATGCCAGCTTCCATTGCGTCCTCAATATCCATAGCGTCCGCAGAACGTGATAGGTACAAACCAACACCAAGGCTTTGGGCTGCTTTCTTGAAAGCGTTTGACTCCGCACTCTTATATGCGTCACCAAGGTTAACTATCTGACCTTGCTTAGTGCGCATAATCTTTGCTCCGTCAATTCCATCGCGAATTACTGCGTCGGTACCATCCGTGAAGTGCAATGTAATGCGAACATGGGCGATAACCCAGTCGGTATCGATTGGGTCGCGTTTGCACTCGATTACTTCGCGCGACCACTTCCTACCAAGTACCTTGATGAGGCGATTGGTCACTTCACTGACTGGAATGAACTTTAGGTTGACCCCCGAAAGGTTCATTACTTTTTCCATCTCCTCTGGAAATGGTGCATACAACGCCTGCATGATGGCTTGTTCGTTTACTTGTTGCTGTTCCATAGTTGGTTCTATCTCCTGTTTCTAGTGGTTATTTTGCTTTGCGTACAATAATGCTTGTCTTAAGGTCGCCAACCTCACAATAATTGTCGGGATTAATCCCAATTTTATTGAGTTCTTTTACTCTCCAGTAGGACGGAGCGCAATATGTGAGCATATCCAGCGCAATGTCATATGGTGATTTTGTCACTTCGCCAGTGTCCATGTCAACAGACATCTTTATTAATTTGTCTGCAACAGCAGAACCAAGGTCCTTGTGCTTCCAGCCCTTGCGTTCGTAAGATGATGTCTTTTCAATCTTTACGCCACTTGAAAGATTTACTTCTTGTTCATTGCCAATAATCCTACCCATTGCAAAAGAGTAAGAATCATAAACCATCGCCAAGTCGCGCTTTAAAAAATTCAATTCTGCCAGCAATTCACAGGCCTCAACCATGTCTGGACCAGAGTCTGTATATTCCATCAATTCGGAATCGAGCTCAGCAACGAGCTTTTTAATAAGGTCTAATTTCTCATTGTTCATTTTAATATTCCTTGTGGTAGTGGGTCTATCTCTACAGCAGTATAGAAACTCTTCTGCGCTGTGGCAACCCGAGACCAGTTAAAAATGTAAAAGCCCCAACAGCAGAGTCGACCTGGTCATCATGGTCGCACGATTCCGGGAATGACGAAAACTCGTCAAGCCAACTCGACAACCACGGAGCCCTGACTATTCTCACATTTCCGTTAGCTACGGCAGCCGCAAATGGTCTCGCCCTTGTTTCTTTATCTCCAGTTGACCGAATTGCCGAAAAATCGTAACCAGGAAGCACGTATCTTGCATACTGGTCGGCTAGAGCCTTGCCCGAAGAGCCGGGCTCCTGTTCCATGCGTATAGCAACCCCATGACCATCCTCTAGCGCCGTTTGCGCCATTAGCTGCTCAACCTTCTCGCCTTTGACGCGGGCTCTCCTGACGTCCAGGATGTAGGAAATACCCTCGTCAAGAAGCATGAGCGTCCCTACGGTCCAGTCTGGGTCTGGATTAGATGGCGTTGGCTCCGATGCGGCAAGGTCCCAAAATCTCACGACCCTGGCGGAGCTTGTTATTGGCGGTAGCTCGTTTGAATCTATTATCACGAATGAGGTTCTATCGAAAAGGGAGCCGAGAGTTGTGCTCCACCAGTCACCCTCCTCAAGTCTGCGTCTTTCGATTGGGTCTAGAGCCTGGAGGGCTTGGCGGTAGGAAACAGCGTCAATTCCTGGGTTATCCGTCAGTTTTGAGGGTACGAAAATCCTCCCCTCCTGCATGCCTTCAACTATGAAGCGCTGCCTAACCCAATTGGGAGCAGGGTTTGAGGCGCACCTCATTCTCAGGGGTATCTGAGAAACTGGACCACTGGCAGGGCGGCGTAAACGGGAGAACAGGTAGCGATAATCGGATTCCCTGATTTCGGTAACCTCGTCCATGCCGATGAATTGGAATTCGGAACCTTTATAACGAAGATAGTCATTTACGTTGTTTAGGTAGCCGAAGGATATTCTTGCACCAGATGGGAACGTTGCAATAAATGTATTGCTATTCCAGTGAATGTCATCATAGTTAGACATCCATGATTTGAATCGGTCCATCAAGGCTCCGGGCAGGGAGAGGTCAGCAAAGGTTCTACGGAAAAGAATGGCCGAATATCCAGGAACATCCACGTATTGCAGGGCCGACATCAACAAGGCGGAAGATTTTCCTCCACCAGCAGCACCTCCGAATAATGCCTCAAGGGAGTGTGTGCGCAAAAATACTTTTTGGTTTAGTGACGGTTCTTCAGGGCAGAAGGGAGTTTCCTTGGGCGTGAGGTACTTGAGTACTTCCTCCCAGTTCGGTTTATTAGCCATCAGCTATGCATTCCCTAGTGTCGTATGTTGTTTTTATAGGCTACTGTATGTTATATGCCCAAACTAAGAACTCTGCCTAACAAATTCACCATTTGGCTCAAACCAAAATTAACTAGGCGTACGTTCGCTAATGTGTTCATGGTTTCATTTATACTATGTACAAGTATTGGAGCAGGTTTAATATTCCCGCCCGCGGGATTGGTGGTTGCCGGAGTGACGTGCGGTCTATTTGGTTTTTTGTTAGGACTTGAGTAAAACATGGCTTGGAATTCATCCGAAAATAAATCACTGGACCAACAGCAGAAAAAATCTGCAATTGGTTATGGCGCTCCAGTCACATCAAACCCTAGTTACACGGATAAGCCATACAGGGACTCGTGGGATATTGAGCGTGCATACCGAGAGGGTATGCAGAAAATCACTTGGGTGAACAGATGTATCGATGCTATTGCAGGCAACCAAGCACGACTTCCAATCATTCTCAGAAAAGATAATTCAAAAGATGGTGAAGTCGTAGTTGGACGTGAGGCGAAGCGTTCATCACTGCTTGAGTTACTCAACGTTAAATCCAATATTGGTGAAAACTCGTTTATTTTCCGATACAGACTTTCTGCTCAGTTGTTGCTTGGCACAAGAGGGGCATTCATTGAAAAAGTTCGCGGAAGAGATGGCGGTGTTATTGGCTTGAATCTCCTCCCCCCACAATCGACTGCCCCAATTCCATGCCCTCGCAAATTTGTTTCTGGGTACGAAGTGAACATGCCGTATGGCAAGAAAATAATAATGAAGCCAGAGGATGTTGTGTGGATTAGAAGACCGCACCCCCTTGACCCATACCTTTCTCTCACGCCTCTAGAGGCTTCTGGTGTTGCTATAGAGATTGAAAATTTGGCAAAGCTCTACAACAGAAACTATCTATTAAACGATGGAAGACCTGGTGGACTTCTTGTTGTTAGAGGCGAAATAGACGAGGACGATAAAGAAGAATTACGCAATAGATTCAGGGGCAATTTGGGCAAAACTGGTCATACAACAGTTATCGCCGCAGACGAAGGCGTTGACTTTGTTGATACATCAGCGAACCCACGAGATGCTGCATATATTCAAATGCGACAGATTACAAAAGAAGAAATTCTTGCAGCCTTTGGTGTTCCAGAATCAGTTATTGGAAATGCCTCCGGAAGAACGTTTAGCAACTCGGCAGAAGAAATTAGGGTGTTTTGGGTTGAGACAATGCTGCCTCACCTTGAGCCGATAGCGCGAGCACTGGATGAGCTTGACGAGAAATATTACCTAGATTTTGACACAAGCGAAGTTCCAATCCTTTTGCTCTACAAGCAAGAGCGCGACAGATATTTGAAAGATGAGCTGTCCCAAGGTTTGATTTCTGTCAACGAATACAGACAGGCAAGTGGAAGAAAAGAAGTTGAAGCAGACCTTGCTGATTCTCTGCTTATGAATCCAAACCTAATTCCAATTGCTAACACCAAAAAGAAGATGGAAGAGAATGCTGCACAGGTTCCCGGCGGAGCTCCAGGTATGCCCCCGGTTCCAGGTATGCCTCCAGTTCCTGGAATGCCGCCAGTCGAAGCTCCAGTACCACCACTTGACCCAAATACAATGCAGGGCGCAATGGCCGAAGTTGCTGCTGGCGGAACTGGGGATATGGCTCAAACAACGTTGCCACCAGAGGTCGCTGGTATGGCTCCTGCTACTGGAGCAGCGCCAATCCCGTCTGGTATGGCTAGCGAGTCTTCTGGCGGATTCCAGCACAAATCTGCTCAAAGCGATGAATTCGACAAATCTGAGATGGCAATAGAAAGATGGTCTGAAATTCTTTCAAGAGGTATTGAAAGAGTTGTTGAAAGACAGCAGCGCGTGGTCCTAGAGAAAGCAAGTAGCAGTAAGTCCAAGAAGGCCCTTATGTCGGGAACACTTGACCTTGATTCAATTTTCTCAATAGACACATGGAACAAGCAATTGGAAGACGACCTACGTCCTGTTATCTCTGCGATAGTCAATGACTCCTACGAGTTCAGAAAAGAGTCATACTCGCAGAAGGGATTGAAGCCAAGGGCGCTATCTCCAGCAATTGTCAAGAAGCACATTGATTCGCAAATATCCGAGATACTCACCATGAACTCTGGAATTCGTTCCTCAATGGAAGAAATGATGATGAAATCATTCTCGCATGTGGGAGAAGAACAGCGTTTCTCGGTTTTTAGAGAAGAGCTTGTTGGGATGTACGCAAATATCCTTGCAAAAGACCAGCTTGAGATATCTGAGTCAGAAGCAAAAAGAGCCTGGACATTCGGACAGGTTGCTTA